TCCTCTTGCTAATATTACTTCTCTTTGAAACAATCCCCAAGGAGATATTTTGTTTGCAACCTTATCACCAGCTATCAGTATAATTCTATTCATCAGGTAAGGTAAGTCAAAGAATTTAGTATTCCAGCCTGTGATAACATCAGGATAATTTTTAGTCCAGAAGTTCATAAACTCAAACATTAATTGTTTTTCGTCTTTACATTTAACGTAAGTAATATCTGTTCTGTCTGTTTTATAGTCGCCGACACCCCAAGTTATTATTTGTTTATTACTTTGATTTTTAACTGTAATACAAAGCAGTTCTTCAATAGGATTTTCTACATCAGGAAAGCCGTTTTCGCAAGCCGTTTCTATATCAAGTGTAAATATTTTAATAAACTTCTTATCCCAATTAATGTTCTCAGGAAACTTTTTATTAATATATTGATAATGGTATCTTTCTAAACCATAGATAGGTGAATTTTCGGTTGCCACCTCTCGTCTAAATTTACGAGCATCATCAATAGTTTTAAATGTAATAGGTTTAAGAAATTGTCCTTGTAAACTTTTAAATTCTGTTTGTTGTTGAGTTAATGAATAAAGAGTAGGATCAAAATCTATTTTTTCTTTGTACTCTTGGCCTTCGTGTATGCCTCTTACAAGAAGTTTGCCTTTATATTCAATTACTGATTTATAAAAGTTCATCATTTTTTAAATGTAAAATCAATCCGTCAAGTTCTTTTGTTAAAAATATTTGGCAACCTAATCTACTAACTCCTTCTTTGTAACCTTTTTCATATTCTAATAATTCTAATTCTGCCATATTATCTTTTATTTTAGGCAGTTTGTCAACCCATTTCTCATCAACATAGATATGGCAAGTGGCACAAGCACAACAACCCATACAGTCGGCTGGTATTTCTGTTATAGAAACTGGACTAAAATACTTAGCCGCTTCCATTATTGTACGGCCAATAGGTACCTCAACTCTAATCTTAGAGCCGTTTCTTACGAAGTATATTGTTATCATCAATCAATAATTAGTTTAGGTTTTTTTGCTTGTATAATTCCTGATCCTAAATGCTGATTGTATGAATTTCCTATTTCTGTTTTTGGATTTACCTCTGCTACAATATTGTTCTGTTTAATTGATACAGTATCTTCTTCAGCATAAGGCATATATGGCGTTAGTGCTAATGAAACAGGTCCACCTGGTTTTGATTGCATTGGTACAATCACAAATGGTTGTTTTATATCTGTTACTTCTGAATTGTTGTTATCAATCTTTTGGCCGATAACATCTTCACCTGTTGATAGTCTAAATATTTTTAAATTGCTCATAGTATATCCTTTTTAGTTATTTTTTGGCCATACACCATACGATAAAGTTATTCTAGGTGTTATACCTATTGCTGTATGGTGACATCCTTTAGGTATTGTTAACAAATCTCCTGGTGTAACATAATATTCTTGATTTTCTATTTTGAATAATGTTTTTCCATAAACTCCTATTATATATACGTCATATGTATCTATATGAGGTTTACTTTTGTTTCCTGAAGTAAGAGATAAAAAAAATTGTAAATCCCAATTATAGTTATTTTTATTAAATTTTTCATTTAATAATTTACTTATTTCAAAAAAATAAGGATGTTTTTGTAATTCGCCTACTCTTATATTAGATTCTAAAACGTATTGATGTAAATAATTACTAAAAATTTCAGTTTTAAATGTATTTTTATCTAATAGGTTTGATATAAAATTAAAGTCAATTTTATCAGGAAAATTATAAAAATTTTTTTTCAATAAATTATCATCATTCATAATAAAATTATACTACATTATTTACTTTTTGTCAATAGGTTTGATTCTTCTACTTAACACAAACTCTCGGTTTGGATTTACCGAAGCGTTAAATTTTCGTATCATATCTCTATTTAACAACACGTCATTACGTGATCTGATTCTTTCATCAAGACCAAATTCTACATTTTTATAAACAAACCCATTAAACGTTAAGTCTAATTTAACCACTGGCCTTTCTTCGCCTTTGTCGTCATCTACGTTTGCTCTAAAAATTTTTACTTTACGTTCAAGTTTACTTGTATGTTTTTTACCATCATATTTCCAAGAAACTTTACCATCTTTAATTTCTATTTCTTCAGCGTGTAATGCACTAACTTCAGCACCGTTACCTGTATCTAATTTAGCTCTAACTAAACCTACACTTTTTAATTCTATAGTTTCAATGTAACCAATTTCTATAATTGATTGTCTATCCCAATTGTCCCTATCACTTACATAGTCAATAAGGTTGTCAACTAATTGTTTGCCTTTAATTGGGCCTGTTGTGTTAGGTGTATCGGCGTAATCTTCGTAATGATATCCTTCGTAGTCGGCACCTGTACCTGGTGAACCATTTACTTCTAATACGTAAATTTTATCTTTGAATATAATGTGGTCAACACCTACAAGATATGCTTTTGAAGCTCTAGCTGTTCTTAAAACAATTTCTATTTCTTCATCAGATAATTTATATGGTTCTGCAATCGCACCTCTATGAACATTTGATCTAAATTCTCCAGATTTTTTAACACGTCTTGTACAAGCAAATATCTTATTATCAACAACAAAGGTTCTTACATCTGAATCTGTTGGCATATATTCTTGTATTAATAATTCGGCATCGTGTTTAAATAAAGCTTGCACAACTGATACTAACGAATCATAACTATCTACTTTAACAACACCGATACCTTGTGTGCCTGTTAATGTTTTTACAATCATTGGAAATTTATTCCCTATAATTTTAATTGCACTGTCTATATTCTTTTCGTTTGATATGAAAGCGGTTTTTGGTGTGGGTATATTAAACTTTTCAAATAGTAGAGCAGACGTGAGTTTATTATCACAAGTTAACATTGATGACCTTGTGTTTAACATAAAGGCACCAGAGTTTTGAAATGCTGATATTAAAGAAAGACCTGCTTCATCTTCAATTGCACCTGCACGTGTTATAACAACTGTATCTTTACCTATAAATGTATGTTCATTATCATCACCATCATAGTTATAAATTGTTAAAGTATTTTTTTCTTCGTCTTTGTCTGTAATGATTGAGTGTTTAGTATTGATTATAAAAAAAGGTATTTTTCTTTTTTCACAAGACCTTTGTAAAAAACTTACTGTGATTTCTTTTTTTGTTTTTTTTATACCAGTCTTTTGTTGACGTACTTTAGGTGAAGCTTTAGTTATAACAACAACTGTTATATTATTTTCTTTTGGTTTTTTAGCTTCGCTTATAAACTCTTTAAACTTTGATACTTGCATTTATTCACCATTTGTTTCATCATCTTTAACTATTTTTTTACCTATATTATATTTAGCTGATAATATCCATTCTTTTTTTTCTTTGAATGGCAGTACTTTAATTTGACTTAAAGGTGCTTTGTTTTCAGCGGCCTCTTTTTTAACTATATCAATTAAAGCCCAATCTTGTAAAAGAATTGCAATTGTATTTCTTCTTTGAATATCATTTTCTGATAACGTAGCAGTCTTACCATCAAGAGCAAATAACTCTTTAAAGTGTACTATGTAATATTTACCTTGTTTATGAAGTATATGACAGGACTGAAATAATGTCTTATCTTTTCTGGATGCTACACCTATTCTTGTAAGTGTTTCTCTTACTTTTAAAAAGTCATCAGGCTGTTTGATTGTTACCTCTAACATATCCTCTATTGACCATTTAATATTGTCTGCCATTAATTTCTCCCACCTTTAAATAACTTTGTCTTAATATGTTCAAGTTGTTCTTCGGTCAATAAAGTTAAGGCCTCTCTTGCCTTTTCATTGCTATAACCATAGTATTCCTTCACATACTCTAAATCTTTCAACTTGGTTTGTGATAACCACTTACCGCCAAATCGCTTCTTTTTTCTGATACTATTTATTAAAAAATGAAATTGTAACTGTTTAGGTAGAAAGTGAAGGCCATTCATTTCATTGGCTGGCATTACCGTATCCCAAAACATAGAAAGACAACGATTTATAACATAAGGTGGGTACTTCTTTTCCCACGTTGCGTCATCTGTGTCTAATAGGTTTTCTTTACTTTCGTTAATGGCCTTTAGATAGTCTTTTAATTCATACATAATACGTTAATCTAAAATTGGATAATAAGTATTTTTTATATTTAATTCAGAAGTAAACTGCGAATTTACTTTACCTTTTAAAAAGGTGTTAAAAGCCAAACTAATTCTAGTTTTATTTTCTAAGTTTACAGGAACGGAATGTAAAATATTTGATTTGAATAAAATTAGTTGTTCTGTTTTTACAGGAAATCTCCAAACTGAACTATTATAGATATTCATATCTTTGTTTTCAAATTCAAAAAAATCAGTTTCTCTATTTTTATGAAAGATTATTTCATCATTTTCTACAGTATTAAAATAAAATACTCCACTTAAATAACTATTTTTGTGATTATGCACATGATGTGATTCTTTATTATTGGTGTAATTCAACCAAGATTCTGTAATGTATAATTCTATTTCATATTTTGGACAAATAATAGTATTTACATAATTTATTAAATTTGCATTTATAAAATTTTTTATATCTAATAGACTTTGGTTTTCTAAAACATTTTTTGAAAATGAAGTTACATTATTTGTATTTTTTAAAGTTTGTTCAGCTATTTTTATTGTAAAATTTTTTTCTTGTTCCGTAATACCTCTATTTAAATAGCAAGAATAGATTAATTCTGGAAATAAATTATAATTTTCCGATTTCATTTAAATTTACAACCGGCCATTATTTCTGTTAGGCAGGCCACCATATTGATTTCTTGGTCGGCAACAAAGGCCGCTTTGTATTGATAACCAGCAATAATTAATACTGCCTGTGGTATTGATTTAGGATCTAAAGATTTATAAAGACTGTCATAGACTTCTTTAAATACAGCACTTGTTTCTTTATCTAAGTTTTGTACTACCCATTTACGCATAGCATTAAAATCTTTTTCTTTTAAATTAATAATTAATCCTTTAATACTTTCTTCTGATAGATTAAAAAGAATACCACTGTCTATAGTACCACGAACAGAATATCTTTGTAATTCATTTATCGTTCTTCTAAAATCTGGATAGTGTTTTAAAAGAAGTTGTACTAAAATCTTTTTATCATATTTTACTTCTTCTTCTTTTAATATAACTTCAAGTCTTTTAAGAAAATCATTTTGAGTGATTGCCTTTTGGCCATTCACAATTCTAAAATCAACTACAGTACAACGACTGTGTAAAGCAGGTATGATTTTGTTCTTGTAATTACAAGTAAAGATAAATCTACAGTTATTAAAAAATGTTTCTATAAAGTTTCTTAATGCTGGTTGTACTGATTCGGCGTTCATATAATCGGCCTCGTCTATAATTACAACTTTATGATTCGCTTCTTTGGTAAGTGAAATGGTAGAAGCAAAGTTTTTGATTTTGTTTCTTAACGTATCAATCTGACGGCCTTCAT